TCATGTATGTGGTCAATCTTTTTTAGTGTACCCTCATCTACTATAGGTTGTCCAGTAGGTGTAAATCTTTCAGGCTTCCATCCGAAGTCCATCAAGTATTCTCCTATCTGTTTTCTACTGCCTAAATTAAACTCTACTAATTGTTTTCTTATAAACTTATAATCTTTTGGCATGGGTACATCTGCAAACTTTTCTAATAGATTATTGTACTCATGCTCATTCAGTCCTTGCTTAGATAGTGTGCCGTCTTTTTTTAAACGTGGTTCAACTTCTTTTACATCAACCCATTTAGGTTTAAATGTTTCATGCACCTCGTCCTCAACTTCTTTCCGTCTTGAAACTAATTTACTTAGTAAAGTCATAGCTTGCTCCATGTCAAACTTGAAGCCGTCTTTACGTTGTTGGTTTATAATTTTAAAAACAGAATGTTCCAGGTTCACACACTCCTGGGAAAAACCTTTGACGTGCTGTTGTAAATGCTGATAAAGTTTTTTGTTTAACTTCACATCTAAAACACAATAGTCCAGCATTTCTTTACTGTAGATAGTAAAGTCTTCAGGGGGTGTTCCTTTGTTTTGTCCTAAAAGAAATCCCCAGTTTTTTAAACTGTGTCCTTTCTCTTTGTTGGGGTTTATTAATCTTGATACAACAAGAGTATCAACAATTTGTTTATCGTATAGGTCAACATCATGTAGCTTTTTTATTACTGGAATGTCAAAGCCTAATATGTTGTGGCCTACCAAAGTGTCAGCTTGTTGTAGGTATTTGATACCGTCTTCTATCTGGTCAGGGTCAAAAGTCTTTACGTTGTTCTCTTCGTCTATTGTTACTATACACCATATCTTAGTCGCCTTAAGGTCATCAGTCTCAATATCAAAGACTAACTTCACAATAGCAACTCCTGCTCATCTGGTTCAAGTTCTGATAAATCTTGTTCAGCTAATCTACCTGTCTCAACATCGTATATTAGATTAGTAGCTAGACCTACGTCTCCTGTATATCTTGATTTAAGTATTCTTAATTTAGTTGTCCTGGACACTAACTCATCATCACTTTGTTGGTTTCTTTCTAAAGCAATAACACAATCAGATAACTGTGCAATACTGTTAGAACCTCTCAAGTGTGAAAGAGAAACTTCTATACCGTTCTCATGTCCTTTGTTACCGTCCACTCTTCTAAGATGACTAACTAAAATGATACCAGCTCCTGTCTCTTCAACCATACTTCTAAGCCTGGTCATAATATTATCAATAGCTCTTCTCTCGTCCCCTTCTCCGATGGCTGATACCAGCATGTGCAAGTGGTCTACTACTACCCACTTACAATCACATCCTATAATTAAGTATCTTAGTTTTGAAAATATACTCTCAATATCATTAGTACCAAAGTGAGCATGGACAAATACTCTATCTCCGTCAAAGGTTCTATCATACATATCCTCCAATGTTTTCCTATCAAACTTATCTCTTTCCTGGTCTATGTATATCCTGGCATTTGCTTCTATAGATAACACACCGTCAACTGTTCTTCTCCAGTCTTCTTCAAGAGCTATGATACCAACGTTGTCTGCCGTCTCATTGATGAGCCAATGCTCAAGCTCCCTGGTTACACTTGATTTACCTAGGCCTGTACCACCTGTAAGTGTTAGTAACTCTCCTTGTCTCAAGCCGTATAGTTTATTGTTAAGACCTTGCCAAGGATATGGAACACACTCTTTCTTTTCTCGTTGAAAGAACTGGTCTTTCTTCTCAGCTACTCTAATGATACCAGAGGGAGTAAAGACTTGTGCATCCCACCATGCTCTTACAAAGTGTTCAAACTTCTTTTGTTTAAGCATATCGTTAGCATCTTTAAAACCATTGGGTAAGGTCATAATCTTTGCCTTGCCTGGCTTAAGAATAGATGCTACTTCTTTGGATGCTTTTATTCCTGGAGCATCGCCATCAAAGCAAATAACAATATGTTCAAAGCTCTCTACATATTCTAGGTTTTCTTTTATATCTTTGACTGCTGAGGAAGCTCCTCTTTTGATTGATACTGAAGCCCACTTAGAACCCATGAGTTCAAATGCAGACATAGCATCTACTTCCCCTTCAGTAATCGTGAGGAACTTCCCACCCTCTTTAAATAAATGTTGGCCAAATAATCCTGTGCCTTGTATCTGTCCCTGGCATAAAAACTTTTTATCCCTGGTATATCTTATCTTGTTAGCTGTTAACTCATGTTTAATATAGTAAGGATATACATGCTGTGCTATCTCGCCTTGACTATCATAGACAACTTTAACACCGTACTTCTTAGCTGTCTCAGAGCTTATGTTCCTGTCTTTAAGGGATGCAAAAGAAGCTCCGTGTACGTTTAGCAAGGGAGCTGACTTTGGTTCTGGAGTATAAAATTCATCTGTATTCTCTTCAAACTTTGGGAAGAATTTGTCGCAACTAAAACACTTAGCTGACCCATCTTCGTTAACTGATAAAGCATCTGAACTATTACATGCTGGACATGGTAAGTGATACTTTTTAAATTTACTTTTTTGTTCGTTCATTGGTTCTCCTAATTGGTGTTGAAGCAAGAGATGGAGAACAAATATACACTACGATATAACTCACTCCAACACCGTGCTACTTTTATGGAGTAGCCAACCATATTACTTTTACTCGTCCTCGGATGAGGCTTCTATCTTAGACTCAGGGGATGCCTGACAAATGTCTTCAAGGTTTTTACGATGGACAACATTAGCTATCTGTAATGCTTCTCTTTGTATTTCAAGTGTAGATACTTTCCTTACTAAGACTTCTGCTTGTACTCTGCTATCTTTGTTCTTAATAGCATTTGTATCGTATTCAGATACACCGTCTGAGGTTTCTATTTTTACTATCATTAGAACTCCTCGCCACCTTCTACTGAACCAAGCTCATCGCCATCGCCACTTCTATAAGACACCAGCTCAATGACTTGCATTGCCTGGAGGTCTAGCCCTTTGAAGTCTCCGTACTTATTGCTGGTCTCCCATTCTGCATACTGTACTTTTACTTCACTTCCATTACCTACTACTTCATCCATAGGTACTTTGTCTTTATCAAAAAGTTTAGGAGCTTGTCTGGTTCTACCATCTGCTCCATTCATTTTCCTTTTGATAGTTATTGCACGGCCTACAGGCTCTTCGTTGATACTTAAGTCTTTGACTTTATATCCACGTGCCTGAAAATCATCAGCCGTCTTATCATCTACAACCAAGTCTACTGTATAGACTGGTTCAAACGTTGTGTTAGGGCTTGTTATCGAAGCCCAATAAGCTTTACCACTTACTACTGCCATATATATTCTCCTTTCGAATAATGTAGTTAGATTTAACCATAACTATAAATTCAATGCAACTACTAAATCATTGAATTTATTTTCGTCTTCTTCAAAGACAGAAACTTTAAAAGTATTTTTATGTGCTTTTTCTTTCTGCACAAACTCAACCATGTAACTGTTGATACCGTGTTCCGTATTACAAAACTTTCTATACTGCTCATAGCTCATTTCTTTAGTAATGAATATGGCTTTGTCTTTACTCATACTAGCTTTAGTAATAATGTTCTAAGGGTCTCTAAGTCATACCACTTGCAATCAAATGTCATAGTACCCATCTTGCTGTCAACCTGGTACACAGGCTCATCGTATGTGTTCTTGCTTTTGTAAACAATAAACTCTCCAATGCTTGTAATAAATAATCTCATTTCCAAATCTCCATATTGAGTGGCTTAGTATCTATGGTTACGTCTCTATCTCCATATATACTTTCAGCCATATCTTTTAAACTGGTAGTAACTATCAAATTCTCAGGGTCTGGTAGCTCTCCGTTGTTGTAAAGACTAACAAAAAGCTCTACTGATATTGCTCTTACATCAGGCTCTTCGCCTGCTTCATACTTAGGGCATACATATAATTGTGCAACCCCACAAATATTTCCTTTCTCCATTTTAATATCCTTGTGTCATGTGAACGTAGCAGTTATCTTCTACGTCCTTCCAGTAATCTTCGCTGAGACTACGGCCACAAATACATGTGGCTTCGTCTTCAATAAAGTGAGGATGAGACTTCCCAGGATAGGTTCGCAAATGATTTACCTGGTTAACTTCGCTTGCACTTATACGTGGATTATTTTTCTTAGTACCTTCCACAACCTCTTGAAGTATCTCGCTTCCTCCAGATGATGAGCCTCTGTCAGTAGGGTTCAAACCTACTGGAGTCAGGGTGTTTAAATGACTAACTCGCTTTTTTTCTGTCATACTCATCCTCCTTTTAAACTTATTCTACATTAATCCTAAAAGGTAATCTACAATTCCTACCTTCAGGGTCAATTACAATAGCACTAGCAAGTAAATACTTTTCTAATGCTTCAAACAATCTTCTACCAGCATTACCGTTAATGTCAGTAAAGTGTATGTTAGTTATGTTACCGTCAACAACATCATAATTTAATACAACAGTTGTTGTCTTTGAGAACTCTATTCTTCGTATATATCTATCAAGGTCTACACTTTTGTCCCTTTCAGGGCATGTGAAGATTGGGGCTGGGTCTTCTAGTTCTAACAAGGGGGTTAAGATTTCCAGCCCCTCTTCATTCCTCTCTACTTCCTCTACAAGTGTGCCTTCTTCAAACTGTTCTTCTTTAAACATTGTGAAGTCGTCCTCTACAAATGGTTCATCCATAGGCTCATCAAGATTAGCTGGCATAGGTAATACTTCATTACCTGTCAATACACCATAGCCACCAGTAGCTGATAACTCTGATAGTTCTTCAGCCATCATCTCCTGGTTTCCTGCTACCTCATTGATACTCTCAGCCAGTTCGATGTTGTTATCATCCATCTGCATCTTCAAAGTATTAATACCATCACGATAGACAGCCATCAACATTAGAACTTTGTCTTGTTTATTAATGACCTCCGTCAATTCTTTTTGCATAGTATTATACTTTGCATCTAATTCATTCAGTCTTTTATCAAGCATCACTCTATCTTGTTCTATAAGATTAAAAGATACTATCAATCCAAAAGACAACCCAACCAATAACAATACTGCTATTAGTGACATTACATATTGTTTTACAATACTCATTTCTTTCTCCTTTTTTTAATTCTCTTCTCACGTTTCATTTCGTCAACTATCATTGTGCTTTCCCAGGCAAACCAGCCTGCTCCTATCATCATCAATAGTCCCATTATGTTACTCAGTATCTCTTCCATCATCTACCTTTGTTACTTGAAAGCCCCAGCACCAATGCTTATTGTCTAGGCCTAAGATACATTCCCTGTCTCTTACAAAGTTCCAATGCAGACTACCTACATCGTCTCCGTATTTTGTTCCAGGTTCAACTACAGTAATAGTCTCAACCTTTGCTTTCTTTGGTGGCTCATGTCCCCATGCTCCAGCCCACATTACTACATCTCCTGGATATAAAAAGTTTTGCTCATCAAATGTCATCTTACCCTCACTTCGTCATTAGCTCTACAGTCATTTACAAAATCAATACACTCATTCATGCATTCGCTGATATGTCTTATCCTGTACTCGCCTGGATTATCTTCTACTCGGTCAACCAACTCACTAAGTAAGCTGACTGCTTTATTTAATTTAGTTTTGTAATCAATTAGTAATTGTTTTTGTACTCTACTCATCTGCCTTGTCCTCCATATCTTTTGTGGCTACGTTTTTTGTGCTTGTTCATAGTAGACATTGCAACCTTGATACGTCTACCACGTCCACCTCTACCCTGTGAAGTAGCCTTCTTCACGTGGTCTATTGTAACTATTTGTTTTGCTCTTCTCATTTTGTTAAATATTTAAAATGCTCTGGCATAGTCTTAGCTCTTTGATATTCCTCTGCCATAGTATTGATATCTTTAGCTGACATAGTATCTGCCGTTCTCTGTACAAGCCATTCAATAACTAACTGTAGTATTGGGAACTCTTGTCCAGCATCTTCATAGCCTTCAACGTATGACATGACATGCTCAAGTAAATCATCTTTTAAATCAGCTCTCATGCCGTCCAGGCCTGGTATGTTCTTAAGACTTTCCTGGACTAACTCCAGCTTGTCTTCTAAGTATCTTGTGTGTCCTTCGTGGCTCATCCGTTACCGTCCTCATCTTCTGTTAATGGATATCCTTTCTTGTTAAAGAACTCTAAGTTCTCAGGATATTTCCAGTCTATATCATAAAGATGACTGTCAGAAACCTCATGTGTCGTGCCGTCCACCATCTCTATCATAAGAGTTCCATACTTACACCAATGATATGCGATATCGTTGTAATCAAGTTTAAGGTGGCTTACATCATAGCTAGCTACCTGGTTGTAACTAGCATGAACTTTTTTAACTGTGTGAACACTCATCCTTGACCCCCTGCTCTTAACAGAACTGCATAGTCTTTTTTGCTGGCCTTACCGTCCAACAACCTATCAAGTGCCTTGAGTTCTTTGAGTGAAAATACTTTTACTTTGTCTACGTTGACTGTCTGATGAAAGTCTGGAAACGTAACTTCTTTTTTATATTTATTTGCCATATATTGTTCTCCTTTTATATAGTCTTTATAGAATATAGAACAGTATTTATTAAGTTGTCAAGTATTTTATAAAGATATTTATAAAAATAAATAAAAAAATAAATATATATTATTTAGTTCTTATGATACTATATAGTCTTTATAGACTATCAAGAGGCAGAACCTAGGCTGTATAACTATTTACTTCGATACCCTAGGCACAAAAAAGCCCCAATTAAGGGGCTTCATGTGTACCGTCTTTTAGTTTAATATCAAAGTAAACGTATTGTCTTTACCTAATTATTTTAAAATAAAAAAAACCCCAGCGATTGCCAGGGTTTATAGTTTTAATATCCGTAGCCTGCATAATGATTATCAGGGTTCAACTGCTGAAATTTTATCTGGCCGTCTTTGATTCTCTTTTTAGTTTCTGGAGTATCAAAACCAGTAAAATTATTTCTGTGTCTGCTGGTTGTCCTGGAGTAGTTCCAGTAATCAGCATCAAAGACTAAACCTGCATCAGTATAACCAGCTATTATAGTGCCGTAGCTTTGGAAAAATGTCCCCTCTGCTGTCGTTACTATAAACTGATTTGCTACCTTGTTGCCGTTGCTATTGGTCAAGCTTTTGACCTTTAAGCCTGTGGCACATATTGGGTTTTTAGATTCGTTCTTCATATCGTTTAGCCCTCCTTGGGCTGTTTAGTTAATATCAAGGTAAAGTATACCATCATAATAATTTTTAATGCAAGCCGTCAGACTGTCCAAATACATTTTTTAAAAATTCTTCAGGGTCTATTGCTCCTGGTGTATTTATTGCCAGGTCAAAAGCTTTTAATATTGCCTGCTGTACATTTTCTGGGCTGTTGTCATTAGCCATTTTTAGGATTGCATCTATTAAGTCGTTATATAGTTTTTTATTTTTCATATCTTAGAGCCTCCAGCTCTTATTTTATTAGTTTATATATAGATAACGATTGAACCTAGAAAATGTTACAGATAAAAAAAAGCCCCAGCGATTGCCAGGGCTTCAGGGGAGCTTTAAGGATTAACTATAGTGCCACATATCCCATTTATGGACTATGGCCTGCAATTCCTCCTCTGTGGGCTTCTCATCTCTTTCTAAAAGCTCTTTAAATATATCTGCCTTTGCTGAGTGGTGGGCTATCTGAAAGCCTCCAGGGGTTTTAATCTTGTCAGCTTTGAAATATACCCAGCCTTGAAAGTCTCTACCTCCAGCATCAAATATATGAGACCTAATATTAAGAGCTTCAGCATATAAAGACTGCAAGCCCTCCACAAAGTTTATGAAGCTGGCCTTGGCCTCCACCTTACCAGCTTTCATTTCTTCCATAAGTTTTACATTGTTTAAATATCCGTTACTCATTGTTATCAAGCTCCTTTTCTATTGTAGTCATTAAACATCTGTTCGGAGCTTGATAGAT